AAATTTGAAGAAATGCTTGAAAAGCTAGTCAACGAAGACAAAGCTGGAGCAGAAGAATTATTCCACGAGATTGTGGTTGAAAAATCAAGAGACATCTACGAAGGTCTTTTAGAGTCTGAATTAGAAGTTGACGAAACTACAGACGAAGAAGTAGATGAAGCATCAGACGAAGAAGTAGATGAAGCATCAGATGATGACAAAGAAGTAGATGAAGCATCAGACGATGACAAAGAAGAAGCTACTAACGAAGACTTTAACCTAGACGAGTTTGAAGTTGAAGGTGGCGATCCAGCAGACGATATGATGGGTGCAATGGACATGGAACCAAAAGGTGATATGGACATGGACATGGACATGGATGCTGACGGTGAAGAAGGCGAAGGTGACGTAGAAGATCGTGTTGATGATCTAGAAGACGCACTAGACGATCTTAAAGCAGAATTTGAAAAAATGATGAGCGGTGACGAAGCTGAAGGTGATGACGAAGGTGATGACGAAGGCGACATGGACATGGACATGGATGCAGACGACGAAGCTGAAGAAGAGTCAATTGCAGTTGAAGCAACAGACGAAGAAGTCGACGAAGCATCAGACGAAGAAGTAGATGAAGCAGCAGACGAAGAAACTGATGAATCATCTAAATCAGAAGCAGAAACAATGCGTGAATATGTTGAAAAAGTAACAGCTAAAATGGGTGACAACGGTGCAAACACTAAGTCAACTGTAGCTGGTAAAAACGACATGGGCGGTACTGCTTCAAACTTGGTAGCAGGTGGCGAAGAGACAGGCGGAAAAGCTGATTCAGCTAAAGAGGACAATGCAGGTAATGTAAATGTTCCAGGCGGAAAAGCAAGCAAGTCGATGAGCAACATGCCAAAAGGTCATGGCGCAGAGAAAAAAGGCCAAGGCGACACAGCAGCTAATAAGAAACCTGTAATTGGCGGCTAATACTAAGTTAGGAAACTTTTAAATGAGAAACTTACGAGAGCATTTGACATTCGATCAAGCACAAATAGTTGTTGAGAATGCCAACGAAGGAAAAGACTTGTATATGAAAGGTATTTGTATACAAGGCGGAGTACGCAATGCTAATCAGCGTGTGTATCCTGTAAACGAAATTGGCAGGGCTGTCAAAACTCTCAATGATCAAATTAGTGGCGGATATTCTGTGCTCGGAGAAGTTGATCATCCAGAAGGTCTTAACATTAACTTAGACCGTGTAAGTCATATGATCAGCGAATGCTGGATGGATGGCGCAAACGGTTATGGTAAATTAAAAATTCTACCAACTCCGATGGGACAACTAGTTAAAACAATGCTTGAAAGCGGCGTCAAACTAGGTGTTTCATCGCGTGGTAGTGGTAATGTATCAGAAGACGGAAGTAATGAAGTCTCTGATTTTGAAATAATCACCGTGGACGTTGTGGCACAGCCTAGCGCCCCTGGTGCATATCCTACAGCAATTTATGAACACATGATGAATGCACGTGGGGGAATGAAGGCATACGAACTTGCACAGGCAACAAAACACGATACAAAGGCACAGAAATACTTAAAAGAATCTCTGATTAATATAATCAGTAGACTCCAATAAAAGGAGAACAATAATGTTGGACGCACTTAAGACACTTTTTGAAAACGATGTAGTTTCCGAAGAAGTACGTGCTGAAATTGAGAACGCTTGGGAAAGCAAAATCAAAGAGAATCGTCAGCAGGCAACTGCTGAACTTCGCGAAGAATTTGCTAAGAAATATGAGCATGATAAATCAACTATGGTTGAAGCTATCGATGCTATGATCTCAGAGCGTTTAGCTGAAGAAATTGCTGAGTTTGCAGAAGATCGCAAACAGTTAGCTGAAGCTAAAGCAAAGTATGCAGTAAAGATGCGTGAAGACGCAGCTCTAATGCAGAAATTTGTAATGGAATCACTAAAATCAGAAGTTACTGAGCTACATGAAGATCAAAAAGCTATTGCTGATAAATTTAGCATGCTTGAGAACTTCATAGTTGATGCACTTGCAAAAGAAATTGCAGAGTTCCACGAAGACAAAAAAGATTTAGCTGAAACTAAGGTAAAACTTGTAAGAGAAGCTAAAAATAAATTTGCTGAAATCAAGAAAGACTTCATAGCAAAAGGTGCTAACAAAGTATCTGCAATCGTTGAAAACACTTTAAAAGGTGAAATCAGTGCATTAAAAGAAGATATTGAAGAAGCACGTAAGAACGATTTCGGTCGTAAGATGTTTGAAGCATTTGCATCTGAGTACGCAACAAGCCATCTGAATGAGAATTCAGAAGTTGCAAAACTTATGAAAGTAGTTGCTGTAAAAGACAAACAACTAGCTGAGGCAAAAGCATTTGCTACTAAAGCAAAAGTATTAGCAGAAGCTAAGAGCACCGAAGTTAAGCGTATGGCACAAATAGCTGAACGCAAAGAAACAATTGATGGATTACTTGGACCACTAAACAAGTCACAGAAAGACATCATGTCAGATTTACTGGAATCAGTACAGACAAACAGACTACAATCTGCATTTGATAAGTACCTACCATCTGTAATCGATGGTAACTCTCCAGCGAAGCAGAAGGCAGTAATTACAGAAGGCACAGAAATAACAGGCAATAAGAATATAACAACAAACGCTAGTTCACAAGCAGATGATAATGTCGTTGACATTAGACGTCTAGCTGGTTTATAATAAGGAGAAAACTATGTCAGAACTATTAGAAAGTCGCTGGCTGGACACAAAAACTGCA